ACATTTGCTGTAGGGTCAGCCCCTTTTCTTATTGTTACTGCATATGTAGATGTAGAGTCATCAAAATTCACACCACCATTATGTGCAATAACAACATTACCACCTGTTGTGGTTACGTTACCAGCAAATGTACCAGTACCTGCTGTGTTATCTACATATGCTTTAATAGATTGTTGTGTAGCCAAAGCTGTATCGCTATCAGAAGACATTGTGTCTTCATCTAAGATAGCAGTTACGGTTGTACCACTAGCAAGTGTCAAGTCGGTGCTACCAGTAAGGTTTGTAAACGTACCAGCAGCCGCACTGTTAGCACCTATTGTTGTACCATCTATCTCACCACCAGCAATGTCTACTTTACTAATGTCTACTTCACCAGTGCCATTTGGTGTAAGTGCAATGTTACCGTTAGTGTCAGTAGAAGTAATGGCATTGCCATTTACATTGATATTGTCTACCTGCAATTCTGTAGCAGGGCTATTAGTACCAATTGTCACATCATCAATAGCACCGCTATCAATGTCTACCTTAGTAATATCAACTTCGCCTGTACCATCAGGAGTAAGAGCAATGTTACCGTTAGTATCTGTGCTAATAATAGTGTTGCCATCAACATTGATGTTACCAATAGTAGCACCACTACCATTTAGCTTTAGTCTTTCTGCTGCCGTAGCACCTGCTGACATAGTTTTAAATACCATGTCAAACTCTTCAGAAGTAGGTGTCAAGCCAGTTGTTACAGACTCAATAGTACCACCTGTTTCAATAGTACCTGCAGCAGTCTCAGTAGAAAACTCAATGCCTGTACCAATGCCCACAGCAGGTGTACCACTGCTTTGTACTTGCAGTTTAAGTAGGTCAGTAACGCTGTTGGTGCTGCTATTTTCTACGTTAAAAAGAACACCCGTATCAGCTACATGAGTAAGTGTTACTTCACTGTCAACACCCATATTGATGATTGCACCATCTGAAGACAGTGTAACATCATCACCAATATCTAAGTCACCATTAATGTCTACATCATCAGTAATATTTACGCCAGTTGTAGATACTTCTAAACGAGTAGTACCACCTTGCTGTAACTTTAAGCTACCATCACCAGCATCATTAATTAAACTGTCTGTGCCATCATGAAAAATTTCAAGGTCATTACCTGTACCAAAACGTGCTTTATCGTTGTCAATAAAGTCAATGCCAGTACCAGCAGTAATGTTGCCATTAGCCAGTATTTCACTTAGTTCGTCATTTGCACCTAGTTGCGAATCTACATATGCCTTAATTGACTGCTGCGTTGCCAGTGAAGTATCACTGTCAGACACCATGTTATCTTCATCAAGTATTGCAGTTACAGTAGAACCACTTGCCAGTGTCAAATCTGTGCTGGCAGTTAGATTAGTAAATGTACCAGCAGCAGATGTAGTACCGCCAATGGTAGTGCCATCAATAGCACCTGCATCAATATCAACTGTAGGGAGATTAGCTGTACCAGCTATGTGAATGTCTTTAAATTTAAGAAGGGTAGTACCAATATCTAGTGTATTATCAGTCTTTGGTTTTATATCTGTTGTACTAGCAACAAAGTCTTGGGCAGGACCAAGCACAGTAATAGGTCCACCCTCGCCTGACGTACCATCGTGCGTGTGGCCTGTGCTACTATTAAACGCATTCTCAATGGCATCATATTCACCATCAAAATCTGAAGCGTTAATAATGTTACCGTCTGCAATATTATTGACGGTATCATTTCTAGTATAACCTGTTCCCATTTTATTTACCTTCTATCGTGGGTGGCGTATTCAATTGTTAATGCGTCAATAGAATATGGTGGGTCTGTTGTATTTGAAGTAAACTGAAATGATACAGTAGTTCCTGAACCTACAACTTGTGTTTCAAACAGTTTTAGAAGTTTAGTACCAAATCTAGTTGTGCCAAATACACCTGTTCCAAAGAAACCTACAGTACCAGTTTGGTTCTGAATACTAATAGGTGGTGGTTGAATAGTTCCTTCACTATCAAAGTCTAACTTTAAACTAACATCAAAGCTAACACTACCTTGTGGGTCAGCGTACAAAAATAACTTGTAAAAAGTTTTTCTTATACGTGGGTCACTAATTGGCAAGTGTGGTGTGGCAAATGTAGTTTGGATATTATTACCATCAAATGAGTTACCACTTTCCATTTGATATAGATAGCCATCATTGTTTGCGAACAGTACTATCTCTACGTTTTGATTATAATTACTATCTGCTACATAAGCACGAATACCACGTGTCTCTGCAAAGGCCATGCCTTCACCACCTTGCGGTGCAAACTGAGTAACCAGAACTCCTTGAGCATTTTCTTGCGTAATATTATTGTTATATCCAAGTATTCTGTACTGTGACTTTTCCCTAATAACACAGCTAGTAAAGCTAGTGTTAGCAGAAATAAATGAAGTCATGTTACTCTGAATATTCTTAGAAACAGATGCTAATCCAAAGTCACCTATTCTGTCTGTTCCACTTACTAGTCTTAAACCATCTGGCGCAAGGAACATAATATCACCAGCAATCTCTTGGATAGTATCAGAGTCAATACACCCAATGTCCATTGTTATAGGCTGCAAGTTAAAGTCTGCAATCGTTGTGCCTAATAACTGGTGAATACTTCTTTCTGTAAAAATGATTAAGTTTTGTCTAAATACAGCTAGGCCAGTAATTGTTGTGCCTACATTAATTGTTCCTGAACCTGCTGCTGCAGTAAAGTCATTGTCTGTATATGGAGCAGTAAATGTTACATTACTACCTTTAGCAAAGAACAAATGTTTTTTAGATTCGGCTACAAAACTAGCCCCTATAATATCATTAGGGCCATCATTGAGAACAGTAAAGGTAGCATCGTCATATAAAGCTGGAGCATTTAAACCATCTACAATTGCTATCTTTTCTGTGCCGCTAAAGTTATACTTAGCAAATCTAGTTTTACCAGCAGTTTCTCTACTCGTAGATAAAAATGTAATTACAGCATTGTCAGCCGGGCTACTAGCTAACGCAGGGTTTATTGTTAATGTTGCACCGCCTGATGTCACAGAAGCATCTGCAGTAACGGTATATATTAAATCTATACCTGTAACCTTAAATGCATCACCCGCTTGTGGTGCGCTATCTAAACCATCTACAATAAGACTTGAACCAGTTTGACTAGCACCATTTACAAGTGGTGTTCCGTAATCTGGAACATTAATCTTTGTATAACCTACGCCACCAGTTTTAAATATGTCAGCATTTTTACATACAATAGCACTGTCTTCCCAACTAGCTACACCTAACGCTAAGTAGTTAGAAGTAGTGCTTGTAAATGTTATATCTGCGCCATTGCTTGGGCTACTAGCTAGTGAAGTGGTTAAAGTAAGAGTTGCCCTATTGTTTGCCGCATCAAATGTAACACCACCAGATGCAATAGTATATGTGCCTGTTACACCATCTATTGTAAACTCATCACCAGCTTCTGGTGTAGTATGTATAGCAGCTAGGACAAGTGTTGTACCCGTCTGACTACCACCGTGAACTACAGGCGCACCATATGGTGGTATAATATTGCTATCAAACTTGTCATAGCCTTCAATGCGTCTGTAACCACCCTCAACAGAAGGTTCGTAGTTACGTAGTATTCTTGCACTACCCGGAGCGTTAATACCTTGCTGCAAGGGAGACAAATTTGTTATAAGACCACCACGAAACTCAACGGGGTAGGTTTGCCATGCATCCATCGTGATAGCCCCTAAATGCCTATGCTTGCGCCACCCGTAACACGATTAATCATAAACGAACGAACATATGGGGTGCGATTAATTAGCTGTGAACGCATATGTTTTATGCCTTCATCAAACTTTTCTTTTGCTGCCATTGTGGCTTGCATATTGCTTCTAAACATATATGAATGATACATAGCACCGTCTACAATAATATGCCTGAACCTTTCTGGTATATTTGTCACGTCTGTATCATTAGCCAAATCAACTGGAAATGTGTAGTATTCATACACTACTTCATATGCTTTGTCAGGCTCTGGTGTTAATATAAATTCTAAGTCCGGTGCTTGCACGACATACAAAGGAACACCCTGTCCTGTAGAGGTGCTATATTCTTGCGCTACATATTTATCTAAATATTCTTCGTAGGCAAGTTCTGTTAGTCTTGTGGTAGCATTACCTAATGAAGTGTTTTCTTTTATGCGAAATGTTTGAAAGTTTAATACTTTTGCATCTGCGGGAAAAGCATACCTACTAGTATTAGCTGTAAGTGTTGTTGTTTGTGTAACATGGTTAAAAGGCCAATTGTACTCAGACTGATTAATATAACGAATAGAAGCATTAACTGCATCTTTAGCCTGTGAATAAAAACCTGTGGCATTAGCAAAAGTAGCCGAAGTGAGTTCTACCTCATTCAGCCGTCTGTTAACATCATTAACAAGTCCAAGAAAATCGTATGCCATGTACCGTTCCTAAAAGAGAAAAGTGAGGGCAAGTTGCCCCGCCCCCACTGTATGCATTATTTATGCAAGTTGGTCACGTACCACTTCAGCAGCAGTTTCAGCAACGCCATCCACGTCTACGCAAATTGCCCAGACACGAAGTACGCCAGATGTAACATCTGCAGATGCTGCAATCAACTTGACATCAATTGTGTCTGTTGTTGTAACCATCTGTGTGAAGGTTGCTTGGCTTGTAAGCATAGCACCACCATTTGTGCCAGCAGCCAAGTAGCCTGTTGCAGCTACGTTACCACCGTCAACAATGTCATCGCCAGCAGCAAAGTCAATGTCAACAGTTGGAGTTGTTCCATCAAATGCTTCGATACATTCTGCACCAGCCGCAATGATGAATGTGTTAGCTGGAATTTCCAGCAATTCAAAGATATCACCATTAGTACAAGAGTAGTTTGTAATCTTGGAAATATCAAGTTTAGCTTCAACCATGTATGCCATTTTACGGACATCTGGTAGTGCTGCAATAGAGTTTGCAGCAACACCAGCAGTAGAGGAAGCTGTCATATCAAAAGTAGCCATAACTTATCTCCCTCTTATACTAGGTTAAATTTAGCGTTAACAAGAGCCTCTGGACGTAGAATCTTACGACCATAGAGGTGCATACCACGAACGATGTCAGCAAAGCTGTCAGGGTCACGATATGTTTCTGTCTTGTTAATCTGTTCTGCAGTAGCTACTGCTGATGAATGTCCAGCAACAATCACACCATAGTTTGATGAGTTTGTACCACCAACAGTACCAGAACCAGTACCGATTGAAGGCAGATTGTTTGAAACATACACTTGGAAGCCGTGCAGGTTATTTACAACAAGTCCATTCTGTAGACCAGAACCACCAAAGTCTGAGTTCAGAAGTTTTGAGTCTTCGTCCTTCAGTACTTCAATAAATACTGGGTCTACAACAAGCCAACGGCCTTGTGTATCAACATTCTGTTGGTCCAACAGACGTGCCATACGTGCAATAACCATTGTTGGGTTAGCATTACCTGAACCCGGTACGCCAGTAGCACCCGGCAGACGTGGCTGGATACCAATTGATGAACCTGATGAACCACCGAAGTCATCAGCTTCTAGTTTCATTGATGCCAACAGTTCGTCTGAACCTGCAGTTGATACAGCCTTTGAACCGTTTACGGTTGTGTTGGCTGTGCTTGCTACAGAACTAAGTGCAGCTTGCTTGTAACCTGACAGGTAGCCAAGAACATCTTGGTCATACTGGTCAGCAAGGCGATATGCAGCACGGTCACTTGCCAGATTCTGGAAGTTAACGTGTGAGTGTGCCTCTTCAATGTCATCAACCTTAAATGCAAAGTAGTTAGCTTTGTCAATTGTCAGGCTAAAGTCTTCGTCATCCAAGTCTTGTGGAGTAATTTGTGTTCCACGAGCATATTCTTGAACTGTGATTTCGGGTTCTTTGATAATCTTAACGGAATCACCCATATTAGCAATCTCACCGAAGTAATCGGAGTTTGTGATTGCTTCAGCAACAGCAGACTTGCGGAAAGCAAGCTGCACCTGTTTGCTGTAGATTACAGGTGAAAAGTTACCGTTAGGAAGATTACCGTACCCTGCAGCGGTATTAAACGCCATAGTACCATCTCCTTAGTAGGTTTAGTTTCACGATTTAACAGATGCAAACTTACCAGACTAATCAGAGGCTAATTCATTCGGGTGTGTATTCTAGTAAGGTGGCCGCCCTACTATTCAACAGGCCAAACTCGTCAGGTAATCCGTAAGACTGAGACTGTTTGCGATTTAGAGTGTACATATTGCGCTACACGTACACTCTTAGTTAACTATAGTTATACATAAAAATAACTACTTGTCAACACTTTTTTATCTGGCAGAGCCAGAAATATCATAGATAAACTTTCCTGTACGGATAGCCTCCATAATTTCGTCAGATTTCTTTTCATACTCTTGAGCAGACATCTTCTGAACTTGCGACTCCCTTAGATAAGTGGAAGTTTCGTCTGCTTGAGGTGTGCTTCTACTGCCTTTAGTGGACACTGCTTCAGCAGCACCTTTAGTTTTCTTAGATGTTTTTTCACTTTTAATGCCCCTATCTGCTTTGTACAGGTCAATCGCCCGTGCTGCAGAACGAGCATCATTATCGTTTTCGTACAGCGCATCCTGAACCCATTTAGGTTGTTCATCAGCCCATTCATGGAAATCATCGCTATCACGAATATCTCCAAAGTCAGGATGCAGTCTCATCAACTCAGCTTCTGCCTTTTCCTTTGTGGCAGATAATTGCATCTCATCAATTGCCTTTACACGTTCTTCTAAAACAGATGCTTGCTCACGTGCTTTTTTCATTGCAATTGTTTCTACGATAGCTGCTACATCTGGATAATCTGCTGCCCACTGTTCAATGTCCTCGTCAGACTTAGGCAGTTTCATTTCTTTCTTTGTAGCTTCACCAAGTTGACGTTTTAATTCGTCAATCTCTTTTTTAAAGTCTTCTGACTGTTTTTGCTGATGCCTACGCAAATCAGAGTAACGCTTCTTAAATGTTTTTTCTTCTGCGTTAGTAGGCTCTTCTTCTTGCTGTTCAGGTGCAGCCTCTTCTACTTCACCACGTTGCTCTTTTAAAAGTTGTTCTAACTCTTCCTCATCACGTTTTAGTTTTTCTTCCTGTGAGTAAGGTTTACTTGCAAATGCAACTTTCTTTTCTGGTTGCATTTCTTCTGCCATAATAGCTGCTTCAGCCATTGTCTTCTCCTTATGGGGCTAACCGTAGCCAGTGTTGGGGGGTTAGGTAGCCATTGAGTTATCTAGGATATTATCGTGTTCCTAGTCCACGTTTTCTAGGTTTAGCTGTTGTTTTTAACGCACTTAGATTTGCAATATTTGAAATCTCAGGGCCAAGTACCTTACCTAAAACTCTAAGTTCTTGTGTACCAACCATACTGCCAATAACGTCTTTTTCGTCATTAGACAAAGCAGCATAACGGTCTACCATTTCTTGCTTTAATTCTTCTACTGTTTCAGCCATTACTTTATCTTTCCTACAATATAACAAATAGGTTCAAGTATAGCACGTTCTATTGCACCAATAGGATGTCTCTTGCCACGTTGTTGCATCCAGATGTCTGCTGTACGCCTACGTGCAATACCCTCAAGAGTTTTTCTTACAGCCATATTATACCATTTATTACCTTTGTACGCAAATTTAATTAGTGGTTTAAATATTCTGTGATACCCTTTTTGATAGGCAGGATGCATATTTACACTATGTTTTAACCAAATTGTTTGACGGAATGAACCAAAGCCATACGCATTGTTCATTGCAGTACATACAATTTTGCCACCATCATCATCGTCAT